TCCACACCAGGAGGCTTCCTAATGATTTCATTTTCAGAAAATCAATACCAAAGAATAAAGAACCATATCGAGGCCAAATATGGCTTTGAGTTGGAGGGAAAAACACTGCTCGATGTTAAGAGCATTCTTAGCAAAGAGGATTGGCTGCACTTGAGCCACGTTCTTAAATACAGGAATGCCGGGGGCTTTGCTTTTTCCAGAAAGATCAGGGCCCAGGGCCGTTCATATAAGGAGCGAATCCAATGAGCACGTTCAATCAAGCAGCTGAGAAATACCACACTGTGAGGAAGGTCGGAAAAAACGATCAAACTTACTTGAGGTATTTCAACGCCTTCTTTGGGGACCAACCCATCAATGAGATCACAAAAGAGCAGATCCTGGAGGCCAAGATTGGTATCAAGGGGTCTGCTGGCACTAAGAACCGCTATACAAGCTTTCTAAGGGCCGTTTTGATCTTTGCCTATGAGGAACTAGGGTGGCTAGATAAAAAGCCTGTAATCTCAAATTTGAAAGTAGAGCCCAGGGACCATAAGTTCTTTACAGCTGACCAAGTTACATGATGAGCTGCCTGATCATTTGAAGGGACCTTTTATTTTTTCCCTCCTCACCGGGGTCCGGATGTCTAATTGTTTGAACCTGGAGTGGGAGCACATAAAAGGAAACAAGGCCTGGATCAATGCAAGCCAATCAAAAAGTGGGCGGTCAATATCAATCCCTTTGTGCAAAAAAGCGCAAGATCTTCTGGCTGGCCTGGATAAAAGCAATAAATATGTTTTTACCTATGCCGGAAGGAAGATCACCAGGGCATCAAATACTGGTTGGTATAGTGCATTAAAGAGAGCTGGCCTGGAAGGCTATAGATGGCATGATATTAGGCACACCTGGGCTTCTCATCACTCAATGAATGGAACACCTATACAGGCCCTCAAAACACTTGGAGGATGGTCTGACATAGACATTGTTGATAAGAATTACTCACATTTATCAGACGATTATCTAACTGAGACTTGTGAGAATATAGATCCTTTGGTATCTTAATCGCTGGATACCTCCACAGGTGGGGTGAAATGAAGATTCTCCTCCAAGATGTTTTAACTTCCCCCTAGAAGTTTTTCACTCCACCACTATCCCTTTTTACATAATCCATTTAGAAAACTAAACATGGGGTTTAGCCAGCTAAAGGCACCTTTAGTATTCAAAAGACCCCTTTCGTATTCACCTAGTATAAATAAGAGTAAAAAGAAGAGTAAAACTAGATTTAAAAAATAAAATAAATAAGAGAGAGAATAAAAACGAACCTCAGTCTTTTTGTTTTATATGGCTTTTTAAAAATATACCCCTGGCATCAGATATTGGAACATGAAAGAAAGGCTCTTTCAGGTGCGGTGCTCCAACCCTGGATGAGTTCTGTATGGTTCCTATGGGTGAGCTCTCTAATACATCTGAGTCCACCACCCAGGCTTTAGTGAGGTCTGTGTTTAATACTATGAATGTCAGTGTTGTGTTTGTATGTAGATCTTTATGCTTTTGTATTAATCTTTTTTTTCTTCCCGGAATCCGCAGCTCGGTCCAAGATGATGGCCAGGAATCGCTCCATTGGTTTTTTACCTCAACTTCAAAATAATGTTTCTTGCCTTTGTACTTGGCGGAAATATCAAAGTAATAATCTTCAATGATGTGAATGTCGTAGAATCCCTGGCCCAGCAAATAAGCTCTGAATGCTTGTTTGGCCCTGGGATCATTTTCCTGGTATGAAACAGGATCAAAGTCTCTGTTCTTTTTTAGCATCTAATTATTGTAATAGAAATAGTAATGGGTGTATACTTTGTATTAAATCAACTGGAGGAGATTATGATTAAAGTAATTCGTATCGAAAACAAAAGACCAATCGGCATGCCCGAATCTGAATGGCAAACTTATCTGACCTGTAAAGATGCTGAAGTGAACAGACATCATGCTGGGGCTGCTGCTGCGTACTTGCTTTGGCAAAAGTACACAGAGAACACCAACCCCTTAGGCAGAATAGACCATCGTGATTATTTTGGGTCATCCTGGGAGGAAACACAGATAAAACTATCCTGGCATTACCTGGAATACCATGAACAGGTCATGATCAAAACTGCGCTTTTGGTCCTGGATTATTACCTGGATGATTATTACATTCCAGATGCTGACGAGCTGGCCGTTGAGTACAGAGTCAACAACAACATAGTAGACCTGGAAGACTTTAAGGAAGCTTTTAACAAAATAAACAACTAAAAATGACCAAAGAGCACATAAAGATCTATCGAAACAAAGTCTGTGTAAGGTTTGCTTTACCGGAAGGTGTTGTTTATATAAGAATGTTTGACAACTATCACGATGCTCAGCAATTCATCGAAAGGCTAAACAAAGAAGATGAAGAGAGGTTATTCATAGGAATTTATAATTTCCAGGGAGTAAAAGGAAAACTTGCAGATGGTCTTATTAAGTCTTTTTTAAAGATAAGCGAAGATCTAGGTGATATATTACCTACAACGAGGTTAAATTAATGATTGAATTTGGACTAGGTGTTATTACTGCGAGTGTTTTCTGGGTCTACTGGTTTTACTATCACAAAATGGTTGTTGCAAAAATTAGAAACAGAGGAAAGATTATCATTAATAACGAAAAAAGAAATTAAGGGGCCTACTCTAACGCTGCGAGTTCACAGGTGGCGAGAGATAGCTCTTACTTGGCCCCGGGGTTTTAGACATAGACCCTACATTCATAGGTAAAGCTATCACTGTGAACACCCTCTGTTCAAGCATTAATTCATCAAGCCGTGTTCTTCTATCATCGTAGGTGGTTCCGGAACCCTCATCCAATACAAAGGCTCGATTCCCATTTCATCCAAGAAGTTAAGCGTGGTTTGCTTATCTGTTCCTGTATTGAGAATCTCAAGATAATTATGGGTGCCGTCCATGTTTTCACTTTTAGCAACAAGCAAGCAAATAGAATCGTGAGGCATTGGGAAGTCTTGAATTGATATCCACTTCTGATCTTCTGCATGTATGTAATTGGTCATCTTTCCATCCTTATGGAGTGTATGGCTGATTCATAATTCTCACCAAGCTTTACCCAGTTCTCTTTTTCTTTTTCCCGGAATACCCAGCCTGTCGTTTTTCCTTTTCTTCCCATGGGGTTATTGGGGATCCATTTTACAACTGGGTCTGTATATCCCGCACTCTTTAATCTTTTGGTCAGCTCTGCTTTCTTACTCATATTTTTGTTATTTTGATAAGCAAATACTCGAGAAATCTTATTAATCTTGATTTTATACTCATATCATTTCTCTTTCATTTTGTAAAATGCTGCCATCATCTCTTCATACATCGTTCTGAAATCATCGTGTGCTATAAAAGGTTGGTCATGTAGTGCCTGGTGTCTTCTATAGACATCATAAGAGTCTTGCAGCTGCTTCTCTGTATATAAAACCAGGACTTCTCGCATTTCATTAGTTTGTCATATAGGCCAAAGACTGGACGAGCAATGTTACTACCAAAATGTAAAACCAAAGCCTGTAATTAAATTCTTCTTCTTTTTTATTCACTTAGCTTTTCTTCTAACTGTTTTATAAGCTTCATTCTTTTTTGTTTTTGGATCATCTGCAATATAGTGACCCTTCTTGTTCCTGGCACGGACCTTAACTGTTTCTATTTTTAGAAACTTATTCATAAACCATTCACTCAGCCCAATGTGCCAATAATTTCTTTTTTCCTTTTTGCCAGGCATTTTATTTTCCTCTTTGCGACATTGCCTTTTTCTTGGCTGTCTTATTTAACCCGCCATAGTGATAAACACGCTGGCTCGTTTTTGTATGTGTTTTATTTGTATGCACATGGCCGTTGGCCATTTTGTGTGTATTGCCCTTCCAAACTGTGCCGTCTTTTAAATAATGTTTTACGCCCTTTGCCATTACTTTTTCTTTTTGCTTTTTGATTTTCTTTTCTTCTTAGGTGGTCTGCCCACTTTAGATCCGTATGTACCTTTACCTTTTGGCATTATTGTCTCCCTTTTATTATTCCTTTAAACATTAATTTTACCCTGTTTTTTACCAAGCCCTTACACTGGTGCAATGACCTTGTGTTGTCTGGTAGCTCTTGCCAGGCTTTTCTTCTTTCCTCCCGAGTTGGGAGGTTAGCAATGGTCTTTGATAAGTTTCCTTGCATGCTTAAAAGATAACATAAGTTTATGCTTTTCTCATCTAGGCCATCCATGTAATCAATTCTTTCTTTGTGTGTCTTCATTTCAGCTATTTTATCTGCCATACGAAGATGATCAATGTCACCCCTAATGTCTCTAATGATCGGCATCAATCAGAAGCTCTGCTATCCTGGCATACCCTTTAATATCATCGATTGAGTCTTTATGTGTCGGAGTCTTATACAAACGAAGAGCTTTAAAAACAATCATCATTGCAGCTGCTTGGCCTGGAGTAATATGTGTTCCGGCCATAGATGACCAGGCCTCTGAGAGCTGCCTAAAAAATTCTTCCGGAGGACCATAGTTTTCACCCCTGGCTCTCAATAAACTATCAATTTTTTCATATTCAGCATTGTTAACAGCTCTATCAGACTCATCGGTCCCTCCTATTATATCTTTTATTTCATTTAACAAGCTCTCTTCAGAGCCATACCTTTTTACAAATTCTTTTTTCCAGGGATGCCTGGACACCCAGAGCTCGTTGTTTGATCCTTCTCTGTGGTGGTTAAAACATAAACCAATTGTTTTTAGATGGGCTCCCTTTTTTGTTTTCCCATAAAGGTGGTGTACCTCAGCTGGTGTATAAATGTCTTCGTACTTTAAGCAAACAATACAACCGAGCTTTGATATAAGGTCCATCCAGTTTTTTTCTTCCCGGTTTGGGGCCCGGCCCTTCATGCACCATACCTACTTCTTTCCATTCTTAGGTTGGCCATCTTGGTTCGCCATTCCTCAAACTGCATATCAACTGCTGATTTTTCAGTATTCAAAGCGTCCAGGGTGGCTTTTTGCACAGCAACTTGCATCCAGGCATCTTGATATTCTTTTGAGGCCTCAGCCTTTGCTTTTTGTGCGTTATAACTTCTTTCACCATCGTCTTTGGCAATACACAGCTGCTGCCAAAAAACTTTTTTAAGGTTGGCTTCTGTTTTAATTACATTGATCCTGGTTTCTTTGATCTGGGGTATTACATCCCTAAGCTTTTGATGAAACTGTTCGTCCTTATGCTCCATGTTCCATCCCTAAGACACGATCACGAAGCCGGTTAGCCCTGGGACCTACCTGTGTAGCCCAACGAGAGTCCATCATTTCAATTGCTGCTTTTTCGTAGTCCCCAGACTCCATTGCTGCCAAAAAACGCTTAAAACCGAGCAGCCTAGTTAAGCCAAGATTGAATCCCATGTTAGCCATAACCCTTTGACGATTATCATCTAGGTCACGCCACCAAGGTATGGCCCTATCCAGGTCCTCACAAATTAAATCAATGTCCCTATTTAGACACTCATAAATTCTATCTTCAGTAACCGGAGATCCAACAGGAAGCCCACACTCAGGATCATCGGGAAGAACTAAATGACCCACGCCAAAAGTGTCATAACCCAAATGATCTTTATATATTTCAGTAACATAGCCTTCATCGGCAATGAGTTCTCTTACAAGCTGTGCTCTATTCATTTTTGTTTTGTCTCCTTTAATAAAAACAGAAGAGCAAACCAGCCCACAAGCAAAAACAAGAAAAATATTTCTAATTGTTTTCACTACGCCACTGCTTGCCCTTGGATCATCCATGATACCATATGTTTTCTCAGGTTGAATCTACGACATCAATTCCAATGAGGAAAACCAAACTTTTGCTTCACAAGTTTATTATAAACTTTACGGGCCTCTTCTTCAGTGTATGGTGTTTCACCCCTACGAATGTAGCCCCTACTGTTTACGACATACCATTCCTCAAAGTTTGGTATGTATTTTGATTTTTTTGCTTTATTTTCCATTAACACTTTTTCCTCCTATGACAAGTATATTGCCATTTTTTATTTCCATGGCACACACAACGTGGCCCTTATTATCTCTTAGCATCCAATATCCCCTTCTTTTTTGACAATAACTATATTCCTCATTTATTTCTTGAGGATCAATGTCATTCTCTTTGCAAGCTTCATGATATTGATCAAGTGCAAGCTGATACCTGGTTATTTTTCTTTCAGTAATCAACTAAATTGGGCCTCCATCGAATGCATAACTTTCTACATGTCCGAAAGCTGCCTCTCCAGGATCCATGAACCTAGAGAGACTGCCATCAAACAACAACTCAAACGTACCTGTCTCGCCCATTCTATTTTTTCTACAGATGACCTCCGCAATACCGGGGTCTGAGTTGTCGTAATATTCTTGCCTATAAAGCATCAATACAAAGTCAGCGTCTTGCTCTATAGAACCAGAATCTCTTAA